AATCTCCCTGTAGTCGTCGCCCTGCCACAGTTCGACCCTCAGCAGTTGCTGTATGTTGCGGAATAGGAGCGGCGTGGTACCGACATAATCTGTGTAATATCGACGCCTGTACGGCTTGTACGTGTCGAAGTTGATGTACTCGGCAGAGACCAGATTGGGTCTCCACGAGTTGTGAGTCATGTTGTCTATCCTGTCCTGTGCGCGTAGTATGAGAGTCTTCACCTTGTCATACGTGATTCCTCTGGTCCTGCCGTTCGTGAAGGAGGCGGTGTTCTGCACATAGCCGTTGTCAGCCGTCTCGTAGAGGCCCGGATTGATGGAGGATGAGAATGCCAGTTTCACACCGCTGACGGTGGAGGTGATGGCGGTGATTGCGCGTTCCAGCCCCATCGGGTCCGCATCGCTGTAGATGAGTATGGTGTCGCCCACTGAGAATCCTATGTTCCTGTAGTCGGCCCCTGTCACGAACACGGCGTTCGCCTCGGCGTTGGAGGACATCAGCACGGCCTCTTGAGGGCCTATCTCGAGGAGGTCAGCGACTTTCTGAGGGGTGGTGTACACCAGAGCGGTGGGGTCGAGGGGCCTTGTCTCAGGCTCACCGGGGCTGAAAACCTGTGGCACTACTGTCCCTCCATCGCTGCCTGCGCTGCGGCTAATGCTTCTGCTTCGTAACGCGCTGCCAATTCCTCATCTTTCCTTCTCTGTTCTTCAAGACGAGCCAATCGCTGTGCTTCATTATCCTCAATTCTTTGCGCTTCAATCTGCTGTTGTTTTTTCCACCATTGATTCCTTTGATTTTGATTTTGCTTATTATTCCCTTTCAGGAATACCCAAGCCTCGTTGAATGCGCTCACAGCCTCGCCTCCTCGTCTCTGTGTGCCATGTTGTACTCCATCGGCTTCTCGCATGCACCGCATGTCTCCCTCCACATGAAGTGTAGGAATCCACAGTGCTTGCAGCGCGTGCCAGCGCCTATGTTGAGCACGTCGCCTACGTTCTTGTTACGTTTGCGCTGCTCTGATGTCACACCGGCGAGGGGCTTGTCCTCTGAGAGAACATTGCCCTCCCCGATGCTCGCTGCGTATCGGACATTGGTCTTCTGAGCGACTGACAGGTCTTCGATGTCAAGCGTGCGTAACTCGAACCCCATAGTCTCCCCTCATCACGAGAAGGACCCGACTACAAGATAGATGTTACCCAACCCTCGCATGCTTACCCACCTCAGACTGTGTAGGTGAGTAGGAAGTAGTGTTGGCCGAGCGACATGAAGGGCTCGACGCTAACGAGTGCAGTTGTGCTTCCCGCCGCTACTCCAAGAGCACCTGTGCCACCTGTGGCTCGTAGGTCTGCTTGTATTGCCGCTGTCGCTGTGCCGTCAGCGACCTGCTTGGGGGTGTATGGACCGATTACTCGGTTACCATATCCACTTAGTACTGCCATCTAGGTCACCGCCTCAACTGCGGTGTCCCATAGCGAACCATGTACCGTCTTGCCCGTTCACGTTCTGGATGACCAGAGAGGTGCCGTTGATGAGTGCGAACACTCCATCGACTCCTCCACCAGTTCCAGAGGTGCTGCTTCCTGCGACTGCGTTGCATGCAACTATGTCGGCTAGTATGCTGGAGAGGTCTATTGTGCCTCCAGCATCGGAACCACCATTGGTGAAGGTGCCTGTAACCATTAGCAGGTTACCCATTACGTGCGGTCTTGTGTCTATTGTACTAGCAAATGCCATATTTTAATCACTCCTGTGTTTCTTCTTCAAGTTGTTGCTCTACTACTGCCTCTACCTCATCTTCCACCACTGGCTCTGGTTCCGGTTCCGGTTCCGGGGCTGGTGGGTTCAGATGCTGGTCGACGAGTTGTAGCAATTTTGTTTTCGTCCTGTATGACGAGCGTGCGAACTCGACACCCTGAGAGTCGAGCCACGCGGAGATGTCCCCACGTCGCCACGACTCGTCAGGTATGCCGTCTGCACCTTCGTCCACTGTCGGTGCCTCGTCTCCCTCTAGGGAGAAGTAGGGTGCCACAAGCCAGTTTCGCCATTCGTCGACCCATGCTTGTGAGACATCCCTAACTTCACCCCGAGTGAAATCAGGCGTATACGCGTCAGGACTGCGTCTGTAGAAAGACGGTCCGTGGTAGCGCACTGAAGGCAGTTCAATCACCTCACTCTACGAGTAGTGTGATAGAGTTACCGTTCGAGGTAGCCTCTGCGGTCAGAGTAAGAACCAGTCCGCTGAAAGTGGCGATGTCGTGGTCGTTGGCTGCGCCGTTGACCTGTCCGACTATTGCTACTATGCTGCTTAGGCTGACTCCGTTCGTCCCACTGAAAGTCAATGTGTCTGCGCTTGTGTGGTCCTTGTCGTACTGGACCGTAATCATGCGCAGGCTTCCACCAGCGGTGTTCGTGTCATCGTTGTTGGTAGCATTGAAGGGTGTTAATGCTCCGGGGTATGCGTCTGCTGCCCCACCTGCACCATCCAGCCATCTTGTGCTGCCTGCCTGTGCGCCTGTTCTCATGTCTATGTCAGCGAGGATGGAGACGCTTGAGAACTCTCCATCATCGAAGGCTATTGTTATTCCATTGCTTGTTATGCTTGTTGCTGCCATTTTTCATCACCTGTTTTATCTCCTAGTTCGAGACCTCACTGAAGGTCTCTCACACTCCCCTGTGCTCCGAAGAAAGTCGTCCACATCTCACCCATGGTTCGGTACAGTCCTTCCTGACCGAGCCTGTTGATGGCGAATGGGTCGCCTGTCTCAATTCCACTCTCGTAGTACTGCGTTGGTATTGCAGTGCTGAAGTATAGATAGTCGGTGTCGAGGAAGTACATCCTGCTGATACCGTCTTTCGGCATGTCCTTGGTCGGGATGATTGGGACGCCGTTGTATGTAGCGACGATGAATCCGGCTTCCATACCGGGAACACCCTTCACACCGTTGTAGGTGGGGGTCACTCTCTTCTCCTCCATGAACCTCTGCTGGGACTGTAGCAGTTGCTGTAGTCTCATCAGAGTGTCATATCCTGTCAGGATGACTTTCGGGTTTCCACCGCGCTCCCAGACTTGCTGGAAGAGCGTGTCAAGGTGGTCGAGGCTGAGTGTTCTGTTAGCGCTGCTTGAGTCAGCGTTGTCCTCAGCGAAGGCCCACGTGTTGGCGCTTCTGTCGATGGAGTAGATGTCCTCGTCTCCAGCATCATAGTGAGTGCCGGAGGTCATGCTCGTGTTGCCAGTCGTGACTCGGTCGAGAGACTCGAAGTTGTTTCCAGCAGCGGTCGTGACGTCCGTGAGGAGCATCTTGTTGACCATCTCAGCGTGGTGCTTGCCCATCTCTTCCTTCATGACTGCTCGGATGTCTCCGAGGCCGTCGTCCTTGTCGGCGAGGAAGATTGCGGTCTCCGACATGTCGAAGGTGTGTGCAATCGTCTTGGGCTTTGCAGCAACGTGCTGGAAGACAGGCTTCACTGTGTCAGGAAGAGTGCCGTTCTCTGCTACGCCGCCGTGTAGGCTGCCACCATTGGGCTTCTCGGTGATGACTCTCCATCCCGACCTGTCCCAAGGTCTCTTTGGCAGGATGCTGAAGGCGTTGAACTCTTGGTTCAGTTGCGACCAGACCTTGCGACCGTAGATTGCTTGGTAGGTACCAGCAGTCGTGGATAGCATTGGTGCATCCGCTTTCAATAGTTCACTGCCCGAGTAGGAGTATCCCATTGCGTTTCCAGCGCCGTAGTAGTAGCGCTCCATGTCTGTTATTGTTCGTACATAATCTCGTGCCATTCATAATCACCTCAATTGCTTATTCAGGCCCCCCTGAAGGCCTTGGTTGCGAGGTTGTGCACCTCGTCCCACGACATTGACGCTAGGTCAGCGGTGGAGGGAATCTCTACAGATGGTACAGCAGCGGACTTGGTGATTGTCTCACCGGATTCTGCTGGAGCACTGATAGCCTCGACGCGCTCTGCTAGAGAGGCGATGGACTTCTGTATCTCGTCAAGTGGACCGCGTGCGTCGAACTCTAGGGCTGCAGCCTTGGTGAGTTCAGCATTGCGCTCTGACTCATAGCGGGATGAGAACTCCCCTTCTAGGGACTTCTTCAACTCTGCCTCGAGCATAGCGGCCTTGTATACCTCGTATGCGGCTTCCACGTCAGCGGAGGAAACAGCGTCTGGGGTCAGGTAGTCGGATTTTGCGACTTTGGACCTCTTGCCCTTACCACCAGCGCCGAAATTGGCCTTGGGGACTTCAGGCTTGCCGTCTTCCTGCTCCCTGCCGGGTGCCTGACCGTAGTTCAGGTCGAACTCTCCGGGGGTGGAACCTAGGTTGCCTTTCGCCACATCATCGAAGTGGGTTCGAGCACCTGCTACGTCCACACCAGCGGACTTGAGGGTGTTCTCCATCCAATCGAGATATTCTGAGGAGATGACGTCAGAGTACTCTTCGGACTTTTCAACGTCCTCGGATTTCTTCTCTTCGTCTTTCTTCTCTTCTTTCTTGTCGTCTTTCTTGTCTTCCATATGCTCTTTGAGTCCAGCAGGCATGCCTTTCTCGAATGCATCTAGACGACCTTCGAGACGTGAAAGAACGTCTGTCATTTGCGTCATTACGTCGTTTTCTTCTGTCATTTTTGTCACCTTGTTTTTGTTTTTATCTTCTTTAAGAATCTTGAACGTCGCCTCTGGGTTGATGCCTCGCTCGCAGATTGTAATCTCATGTAGTTCTAACTTGCTGATTTCTTGGTAGTCTCCATGCTCGGGGTCCGACTTCCTCACTCTCTTGAATGCCTGACCACCGATGCTGAATCCACGAAGGGCGCCCTTCCTGATTTCCGCAGCGACTTCCTTTGCTTTCTCGATGTCGTCTCGCAGTGATACTACCACGAACATGCCGACATCGTCAACCTCGCTTTTCCAGAACCTCCCTTCGTTATCAGTGTATGATGGTATTACTTCCCCGACTTGTATGTTAGAATGCGCCAGTTGCACGTTTCTGAATTTCGGGTCCTCCATGTATTTCTTGAATGCGTCTTTGAGTGCTTGCTTGGTTATTTTGTCGCCTTGCTTGTCTACCACTTCGACGCTGGCATATCCAGCGACGACGAGGTCACCACCCTTGAGCAACCGGAGATTTGACTCCCCTGTTGCCCGTAGTGGTTGTGACAACACAGTATCGCACTTGGTTCTGTCATACTACATATATGAAGCGGCAATGCATTATTCCTGCTCTGGATTACTTTCTTCCTCGAAATCGCTTGACTGCGAGCCTTTCTTTCTTCTCCTGAGTTCTCTCGCCTTCGGATACTCCTCTTCCGGGTCCTCCTCCGGTCTCTCCTTCATGTCCCAGTCGGGGAGCGACATCTCCGAGGTCAGTCTCGTCGGTCCCCTAGGGCTCTCTGTCCCTCCTCCCAAGTCGATGCCCAGACCCTTGGCCCCTGTGGTGTTGAACATCTGCTCCTTCTCTAGCACGTCCAGAGCCCTCTCGAGGACCTCCAGAGCCTTCTTCATCTTGGGTTTGAGCAGGATGTTCTTGTCTCCGGGCTTGATTATGCCCGCGCTCTCGCTCTCCACCTTGCGCCTGTGGTGCTCCTGCTGCTCCTCTGATGGGAGTACTTCGCTCTCCGTTTCTTTCTGACGCTCAATCTTGCCCTTCAGCATCATGCTGGCGACCTCTCCCCAGAACGGCTTGAGGCTCTCGGATAGTTCTATGCTGTAAGTATCCATGCCCATGTCCGAGAGAGGGGTTGTCGGCGAGTGCACCCAGTGTCCTAGGCTGCTCTTCTCGAGGGTGTAGGTGACTTGGCTCTCCGTGGGGAGGGTGACCACTATCGCTCTGTCCTCTATGTCTATGCCGTGTGCGAGGTGGACGGGTGGGAAACTCTTGGCGAGCAGCGACAGCGTCTCCATCGACACGCTGGACTCTCCCTCTCCCTCGCCGACCAACTTCGACGGGTTGATTGTGAATATGTCACGACCGCCCTTCCTCTGCCTCTTGATGCCTGAGAACCTCACGCGTACTATATTGCCCTCCTCGAAGGGCTTGGGGCTCGAGACCGTGCCGGCGTCGAGATACACCTTGCCGTCGTGGTCGACCGCCCTGTCGCCTAGCCCCTCCCCGTCCAGCAGCGGGCCCGCACCGAGCCTGTATGTGTAGGGGCCTTTGCCCCTCCTGTCGAGCACGATGAGGTTGATGTCCCTGTTGGGTCTCAGCACCACCCACTTGGGATGCCTCCTCTCACCGCGCATGTATGTGCTCTTGCCGTCCCTGAGAAGGAGGGTCCTGTGCTCGGACTGCAGCGTCTTGACTGCATCCTCCAGACCCTCCTCGTCAGTGAAGCGGGTGTCATGCGGACCTGATATGAGCACCTGCTCGTGGCTGTCGTACTGGCCTCTGAGCACCTTGAACCTCTCTCTGACGTTCATATCCATGATGTCGGTGCCGTCATAGTGCAGTATGTCTATGATATGGAGGGTGTCCTTGCCGAGGATGCCGTCCAAGGTGCAGTCCTTCTCGCCGAGTTTCTTGACGCCGGTCTTGGCCCAGTCGGGTATGGCCCTCTGACCGCCGTCCTCGTCGAACGCCCTCACCCTGTTCTTCTTCTTGGTCAGGACTATCCTGTCGCCGTCGTACCACTTGGAGACGACCCAACTGCCTGTGAAGCCCCTGAGTTCATCCAAGTCCCTGAGCCTGAAGATGCGATGCATAGGGCGGATGGGTGGAATCCACTCCGGTGAGGCGTCGGCCTTGACGATGAGGTCGGGGTTGAGCAGGTATGTGGCGTACAGGCCAGCGTCCTCTATGCTCTTGCCGACGTTCGGGTCCTGAGTCAATGGAACACCGGTGGCTCCACCTCTGAGTGCGACTGGCTCGTACTCCGGTATCGGGTAGAAGCCTTCCATGCCGTTCCTGACGTAGGTCTCAGCGACATCTGGTCCTAGAGCCGCTGATATCATGTGCTGGGGGACGGATGACAGTCGCTGGTCGAATGTCTCGGTCCCGACCTCCGGCGTGTCCCCGAACTCGAAGCCGTGCGTGGGACGCACAGGGTGACCGAACAGCATGTTGTTGGAGGCGCTTGTGAAGTAGTGCATCATGCTCGCCCCGCCTGCGCCGAAGGGCATCGCCGGTTGGGCGTTGAATGTGATTCTCTGGGTGTCGAACTTCGTGCTCTCGTCAGCGCCGGTGTCGCTGTTCGGGTCGTACACCACCAAGTCACGCAGGTTGTGGAGGGTCTGGTTGTGCTTGCTTGACATCTCGCCCCTCCTGTGCACCTTCGTCTGACCGGTTCTCATGAACGGGGTGCTGTTCGTCTCTCTGTCCACCGGCGCTTGAATCCTGCTGAGGCCGAAGGCGGTATGCTGCTCCTTCCTGTCCTTGTTGAATACCCCTTGGAGAGCCTCGCTGTGACCGTGCAGTTGCCTGCCGTACCCCAAGTCGCCGCGAATCTCGGATATGCTGTCGCCGATTGCCTCCAGTGCCTGCTTGGGATTGGATGCGTCCACATCGACCCCGAGTCTTCTGGCCAGCCTCTCGAGCACCATGCTCGCCCTGTCTGCCCTGTTCTCCTCGAGGTGACGCGCTGCTCTGCTATGGAGGGCGTCGTACCCCGTGACCTCCTTCTCCCTCTCCAGAAGGGGCTCTATTTCTGAGATTCTGGACTCAATCTGCATCAACTGCGGGGTGAAGGAATCGTCGCCCTCCCTCACTCTCTTCTCCATTCTGCTTCTCATGCTCTTGAGATTCCTCATCTCCGCCTGAAGGGGAGCGTCTCCCGCACCTGCACCATGACCGTGCTGCTCCTTGAGATGGTCGTCGAGATGCGAGTCGTACATGGATGAGTCTATGCCCATGACGTCGCCATGCTCCTTGATGAGATTGTGATTCGACTGTATGAAGTGGACGTCATCATCGGGTATCGTATCTAGGTAGGATTGGATATGCTTAGTATGTGCCTCGTCGGAGGGGAAGCCGAGTTGCTCCGCTATCTCGGATGCGTCTGAGAGTCTGGTGATTGGCACCCCTCCGCCGGTGGTGAGACGCTCTCTCAGTGATGGGTAGACCGGCTCCGCTGTCTGTGTTTGATTCTCCACCATGTAGTCCGCTGTCAGGGGCCTCACTCCCACACCCTCCCAGTACTCGCTCGGCAGGGCGTGGATGGCACGCTCCGCATCGTGGAACAGCCTTCGCACGTTGGCATCGAATGACGGGTTGCTGGGGTCGAGCGCCTCCTCCGGCAGCAGGGTCGCCAGATGCTTGGCGGCTTCGTTGATTGACTGTATGTCGTATTGATGCTTCAGGTTCAACTGGTCGATGAACAAGGACTTCTTTGGTCTGTTCCGGCCCGTGAGCACCCTTCCCTCCTCATCCAGATTGCCGTATCTCTTGTTGTAGTCGAGCATGGAGGAGTCTGGGAAGTCATGGGTAGACAACGAGGTTGGAAATCGCTCATGCGAGTACAGCAGCATGGCCAGTCTCATCGCCTCTACCTTGTTCCTTCTCTGCTCGCCGGAGGTGTGTATCACAGGCTCTTGTTCTCTCTTGACAGAACCGCCGCCTGCGAATAGGTCGGTTTGCGAGATGCTATCTTCATCCACATCGAGTCTCTCGCTGTCTATCTCCTTGGGAGCCAGCATATCGAGCGACTTGCCGTATGGTATGTTCTTCCTAGTGCCCTCGTTGGCTGCATCCACGAACATGTTGTTCATCTGGTCTATGCCCATCTTCCTGCCGAACTTGCTGTTCACTTCGGATTGCGTGAGCCCATGGATGAGTGCTGCTATCCCCGGTGAGGTGACTGACGAGAGAGCGTGGTTGGCGGTGTCTCCACCGAGGAAGTTGGACATGTGCTGCATGTGGTGAGGTCCCAGAGGGGCCTCTGCCTCGGGTCTAATCAGATGGCCGAACAGCCCCATGTTGATTGACCGGGGGGTGATGCTCTCCTTCTGACGGTTGACTGAGGCGATGAGGCTCTCATCATCCATCTGATGGTGGTCGTGCAACTTGCTGGCGTATATGTGCTGGTCGATTGCGTGCCCTCCCTCCAGATAGGGCGCGACGAAGTCATGGGCGAGGTGCTTCCCGCCGAGTATCTCCAGAGCCTTCTGAATCTCCTCCGGTATGACTTCAGTGTCCTTGAAGCCGACGTTGGTGCTGAACATGGACAGTATGTCCTGAACCTCCCTATGCCTGTCTCTCAGCGAGACGTTCTCTTTCTCCTTCCTGAGCAGGGACTGCAGTTGGGAGTTTGTGATGAGGGGACCTGAGTGCTCTGGATAGCCATGCTCCCCTGCTGGTATCTCCTCGCCCTTCGAGTTGAAGCCCAGAGCGTGCAGCAGGTTGTCTCTGGGAACGACGTTGCCCTTCTTCTTGGATGCTGTCAGAATCTTCATCTCATCCATCATCTCGTCCTGATTGAGTCTGGATAGACCGCGTGAGTCTATATTTGGCAGGTGCATGAATATCTCGTCCTTCGGGTTGTCTATCTTCACCCCGAAGGCCTCATGCAGGTTCCTCATCGCCACATCCATGAGTCTACTGTGACCTACGACTTCACTGTCGGTTTGTTTCTGCTGCTCTGTTGTGCAATTGGAGTACTTCCTGCCGAAGGTCTCGATGCAGTACTTGTCTTTCTTGGCCATATCAGCCTTCTCCGCCTCTTTACTGTCAAATGTGATTTTATCCTCATCATCCTTATCCTGTGCTGGAACGAGATAGGCTGATTCCAGTGCTGAGAAGAGCGCTCTCTTGTCTGGTGGGTCGGATGGTAGGTTCTGCGACCACACCGGTGCGACGTTGTGGGGGCCTGCCTTCGGTCCTCGCCTGACGTGACCGAGGGCGTTGGTCCCTCTCATCCTCATGTTCCTCTTGAGGCGACCCATAGGGAGGCGCGTGCCGTCGTCGAACTTCACATGCTGCTCCTTGGAGTCGCTACCGTGCTCGTTCAGGTGGTCAATGACCTTGGTGCGCTCCTCCGGCGAGAGCCACTCTAGGCCCAGCATGAATGAGAGGTGGTTGAGGTATGATGGGTGGTTGGAGATTGACTTCTCCCTCTCCATTATCTCCTTGGCCTCTGGTGAATCGGGATAGAATTCAACAAGCCCTCTCTCCTCCTCGGTCATGCCTTGCTCCAAGGTAGCCTTGTTGTCCTTGTCCATCCAATCCCGTGCTCTCGCGTTGAAGTGGCTCTCCCTGATTTCCCTGTTGTCCTCGCCCTGCGCATTCTCCTCGCTCCATCTCCTGAAGTCCCTCTCGTAGAGGTCGTGCTCGTGGCTGAGTATGGACTGGTCCACTGAGTCGCCGAGGGGACCGAGGAGCGGGTATGAGTAGGTGCCCTCCTTGTTCTCCCTGACATGGGGGCTGCCGGTCTTCCCCATCCATTCCTCGATGAGCCTCTCGGCGTCCCTCACCTGCTTGGAGCGGGAGTTGCCCTCCTCGTCAGGGAGGAATCTCCTTGCGAGCAGTTCAATCTTCCTAGGGTTGCCATTCGTCATCGACTTCTTCTCAAGAGGGTCGAATAGGGACGAGAAGATATGCTCGTCCGCTCTACCGTGGTATCTCTCGAATCTCGCCTCAACGTCGATTGGCAGGCCGTGAGTCACGCCTATGGGGAGTTTGTCCCTGCTGTTGATGACTCTGCCTGACCAGTGATTGTGTCCCGTGGGGAGATGACCCGGATGCCTCCTCCTCCTTATTTCCCTCATCTCAGCCTCGAACTTGCCCGGTCGGATATAGCCATCTTTTTCGTTCTTGACCAGAGTGTCGCAGAGTATCTCACGCCAAGTGTGTCCGGGCGTGAAGTCGTGCGCCTCCAGATTGGCCTTGGCCAGTATGTAGTCGGATATCGAGGACTCTATGTCTATGTCGTCCTTGACTGAATCGATGAGAGCGTCACGTGCTCTCACAAATACGTCAGCAGCGTCCTCATACACACGCTACCACCTATTGCACCGGCCTGTAATCATTGCACCCCTCGATGGGGTGGTTGCCGAGTCCGCATGTCCTCTCGCCCTCCATGGGGTTGGCTCCGCATGTTGCACAGGGGGCCATTCTGGCTTTCCTGATAACACGGACGAAAGACATCTAGAACACCTCAGACGCTGGTTCTCCCAGTCATTCCGGTGTCTATCTCGTGAGTCTCGACTGCTCTGTCGTGAGTGTTGGTCTTCGCGCCGAGAGCCTCGAGGTTGTAACTCTGGCTAGTGGCGCCCTTGTTGGCGACGTCCTCCGATTCCAGTAGTGTGTTGTTGGTGCTGTACTGCTGGTGGTAGGTGTTGCCGCCCGTCTCGATGTGGAATGTAGATGCATCCGGCGTGGTGCCGAAGGTCTGTATCCTGTGCTGCTCCCCCTTCTTCATGGAGCCATACGATTTCATGCCTCCGCAGCCCATCTTCATGCATGCTCCCTTCTCCACCTTGGAACCGCATTCTGGGCATTTCTCGGCCTTCTCCAAACTCTCGACCTTCTCGAGGAGGGCTTGTGCTTTCTCTAGCATTTCATATGCCTCTTTGGAGGCTGGGCTTGGTATAGGTCTCATTTTCAGAACAACTCCCTTACTTCTCTGTGTTGAGCGGCCATCTCGTGTATCTCTTCCCATGACATCTCATGCACCTCTTCATTGGTGAAGGAGTCTAATTGCGCGTTGCTCTCTGACTTGAGGACTGTCTCATCGTTCCTGAATGGGTCCTCTAGCATGTCTATGGAGAGGGGTGTGTTGGTACGGACGTACCCTGCTCTCTTGAGGAGGGCCGCTGGGTTCTCCACCATCTTGCGGAGTTGGATGTTCTCATTGCGAACCGACCTTATGTCGCTGTCCATGGACTCCATCTTGGAGATGAGAGCGCTCATGAGTTGCTCGGTCGTGTTCTCTTCCTCGCTCATGTAAGCACCTACTGGGGTCTGTATCCACCGAAGGTGCCTGTATGGGGTCTCATCCTCGAGTTGGTTCTAGCGGAGATGATGGTTCCGGGTAGTTGCTTGCCCCTGTTGTCGGGGTTGAATTTAGCACCACGCTCGTTGTATTTGATGACAGGCACGCCGTTGGCGAATTGGTTGATGCCTGATGGTGCATCGTCTGATTTAGCGATGGACATGTTGATGTCCTCGAGCATGAAGTCGCCGACTTTCAGGATTTCACTGATGTGCGATTTTGCGAGTTCGGCGTCTCCCGTCTCAAGTGCCTCAGAAAGCGCTGCTGCGTGGACATTCATCTTTCTAGCCATGGGGTCCATCTTCGTCAAATCCATCGTGCTCACCCTTCCGTATGCATGCTGTCTTAATTACACTTATGCTCCTCGAGGCCTTCTGGCGTTCTCTAGAGCGTTGGATACGTTACGCCCGAGAGTATTGGCGGGCCCTCTCTGCTGGACGCTGGAGAAAGGAGCCCCTGAGCCCATGGATGAGCGCTGCTGTGGGCTCGCTGGCCCCCTCGGCGTCCTGATGCCCACTCCCTCTCCTCCGGGCTGCGACGCTGGCATGACCTGCTGCATGAGTCCGGCTGGCATGCCTCTGGCTGGCATGCCTCCCATTATCGGCGGTGCTCCGCCCATGCCGGCCATCGGTGGCGCCATAGGTGGACCCCCTCCGGCAGGAGGGGCTCCTCCCATCTCTGGGGCCTGCTTGCGATAAACGAATCGGATGTCCCTATCGCCCTCCTGCATCAACTCGGGCTTGTAGCCGAGCATCATCATGCGCTGAGCGAGGTTGGCCTCCATCTCGT